CTACTAGGAGTGATGGTCACAGACATTCCGCTAATGTCAGCGAATGACGAAGAACCCCCTGAGCCAATGTCAGTTTTGAAGGCTTGCTTTACCTGAATGATACTACCACTAGGCAACGTCAGGTTGGGCGCACTAATCTTGCTCTGGAGATTAGGCGCAATGTTATCTACATAAATAGTTGTCATTGTGCAATCTCCTGAACTACGGCTATTCCAGTGAAATATGGATGTCCAAGCATTTGAGTCCCATTTAAGTTATCGCTACCAGGACCGCCTGAACGAAGAGCCATTTGAAAATAAATTGTATCTCCAACACTATTTCCTACAACGTTTGCTGAAAACAAAGATGGCGTACTCCAATCGTCTGAAGAATTAGTTCCCCATAAAGTCCCTAGCCCGTAATAGCCGTTTGAACCGCTGTTAGCAGTTACTTTTAATGCAGTAAACGAACCAGAATTTACTTTTCCAAAAATATCAGTTGATGCGGCAGAAGCCGATCGTGATGCTACAGGACATTGATAATGAACTAAAAACAAGCTATTTGCACCTTTAGCTGTAAGCTGAATTTCAGATTGAGGATATAATGTCCATGCATATGTTTGTATACTTAATGAACCTCCAGGTGAACTAGAAGTATCCCAGCTGTGAGTTACTGTTTGAAGTGTCATTCCAGGGGCTACAATAGCTGCACTGTCTGTTGCAACAATTTTTTGACCAGTAGGTACTACAATTTTATTAGCGTTAGCACCCGTAGTAGGCGCACTAATTTCATTAACAATTATTTTACTAGCCATACTACACCACCGTTAAAGTTCCGTTTACTGTAAGCGTTGCGTTAAACGTCAACGGTCCTGCAGCAAGCGCGTTTGTATTAGCGGGAATAGTAACTGCTGTGTCTACTGCAGCTTCGTGTACACGGAAAATATCGCCTTGCCCGTTAGTAACATCCCCAGTGTTACCGTTTTCGCCTGTGAAATAACCAGCACCTAACTGGCCTGATATTCCCTCGGCAGGTATTTTGCTAAGTGCCATATTGTTCTCCTAAATTGCGTGAATTAACGTGTAGATTGCATATGTGTACCGATTAGTGGTCGTTCCATGATAAAGAGTCTTAGTCGCACCCAGATGCAAACTAAGCGTATCAGTAGCATCACACTTTACATGGTTAGTGAATGAAAACCCTCTATAGAGTGAATAATTTCGCGTAAAATTCACATCGTTTTTTTGGACATTAACTTCAAACGCATCAGAGTTGTTTTGTGAAATCACGCCGCACGTGACCGCATAAATACCATTTATCGGGCAGGTAAATTTATAGGTGGAAGTGCTGTACGCTGAATCGCCACCCCCGCTATGCTCTACAATATTATCAAATGGAATTGTTCCCTGAGAAACGGATGAGTATACCGCGCTCCCTCCTAAATCTACAAAAACGTGCGGCATTTGCGGCTGAAGCATGCGAACAGGTGCCGTGACGTTGCCCGACGAGTCAATCGTTAGGCCAGTAGTTCCGCTACTGTTTTGGATAGTGTCTACTTTTAATATTCCTGTCATCCCGTTCTCCTATCCTACCTTTGACCAAACAGCCCAAGTGTATCGATGGGTTGCGTTACCAGAGCCACCACCATTGTAATAGCTATCTGTGCCGTCTGCTTCGATGTGGCACTCATCTCCAGCGTCACAATTAAAGGTAAATGAGGTGTGCTGGGTCTCACTATCTGTGGTGTAATTTACAGCAAGTTGTGTATCGTTTTGATGCCAAGACGTTTGAAAAGGGCCACTGTTAGAGTGTAATGCAACTTGCAACATATACAGGCCAGCGGCAGGTGCTTGAAACTTAAATGTCGTTGTATTAAGCAAAGATGCTGTGCCTTCAACAACATATCCAAATTTTATTGGGTCATTATCATTGTGAGTGATATAGACGTTTGTTCCTGTTGTTTGGCTTATATCAGCAAAAACATAAAGTCTTTGATTTTGAATGATTCTACCACTGCTATCAATCGTAGCCGCAGTAGTACCGTTTGTATGTTGGAGCGTTTCAACGCCTAATATACTTGCCATTGATTTTCTCCTTTATCCTACTAAATGTCCACTAATGTAAGTGCCGTGATAGAACAAAGTCTCTGTGCTATCAAATCCATCTGCACCACCGTCTGTTTCCCAATTCGTCATCCACTCAACGGTATCGTTAGCGTTTAATTTTATTGTCCAATTGCCTGCAACCGCAAGATAACTTGAACTACCTGTAGCTGTACCATCAAGATTTGTTCTTGCTCTATATCTTGCATCAATACCACTTGAACCATTTATTGAAGGCACAAAGTCTGCTCGTCTGGTTTCTTCACCAGAAGCAAAGCTAATCTGTCCTGCAAAATGATAGACTCCACTAACAGGTGCTGTGAACTGGTATGTAGATAAATTAAAATGTGAGCCTTGGTTATAGCCACCAATACCATCAATAGTGTTAAACTGAACTGTGGCAGCGTTAGTATGAGCGTAGCTTGTACTTATACCTACCATAAAAGCAGGTGACTCTGGTCTTGTAACGTGCTTGCCGCTAGTCTTTGGATGTAGTTCATCAACGTATAATTTAGACAATGGTCAATGCTCCGTTAATAGTTAGGGTTGCATTTAAAGAAAGTGGACCATTGGCAGATGCGTTAGTATTAGCCGCAATAGTTACATTAGTATCTAGTGTAGCTTCATGAACTCTAAAGATATCTCCAAGTCCATTTGTTGTATCACCTGTTGTTCCATTCTCACCTAAAAAGTATCCCGCACCAAGCTGTACACCTGAAGCTATCTTAGCTTGCGTAACACTGCCATTAGCTAGCTTAGCTGAGGTAATTGTACCATCTGCAGGTGCAGTAGTACCTTGCGCGAAGCCGTCATAAATTACGTAAAAGTCATCAGTACTAAGTACATTACCTGTCATAGTAAGAGTGGTGCCTGTCGCAGTATATGCTACGGCAGGCTCCTGTCTTACGTTATTAACAAACACCTCAAGATCTTTTGCATCGCTTACTGAGTGCGATAAAGTATAAGGTCCTACTGTTCCATTGCCAGTCAAGGTTTGTTTTGATTTAGAGACATATAACTCTAATGGTTCGTTTCCAACGTATCCCATTTAAACCTCCTATTGGCTAATGTCATCAACGGCAGATACCCATGCGTCTAAGCTCGTTGCTAGGCTTGACTTAATCCAAAGCCTGTCACCACTTTTAACAACTATCTTAGCTCCACCATCCAGCACCTGCAATGCTGAACCTGCAGGAATCGGAACGCCTTTAGCAAGATAGATATCGTTAGTGCCGTCGTTAATGTAAACATCTACCAAGGCTTGATTAAGATCTTTATTTGTAATGTGTATACCTACAATAGTATCGAAACTATCAAAGGCCGCCGCGTTAGGAACACTAGCAGCAGTTGTGCCGATATTATGTAAAGTATATCGCCTAAAATTCTGTGCCATATTATTCTCCTATAGTGCGATTGCCATAGCGATAGCAAAACCGTTTGTGGCGCCTTCTTGAACAGACGTCCAAGTAGTGGTCCCAGTATCGTATATCTTTAGTTTTGAGTTAGTGCTGTCGTAGTACAAAGCGCCGTTGATCAAAGCGTTGCCATCATTATCCAAGGCTGGGTCAGAAGACTTTGCGCCAAGGTAGGTATCATCAAAGCTGTCATACTGAGAAGCTGCGAGTTCTGCATAATACTTGGCTGAGTAATTAGTACCATCAACTGTCGTGTTAGTTGAATAGCTACTTCCACCACCAATAGCCCACTGCTTTGAGGAGCCATCTGTCTGGCCCGCCTGGCTTCCTACAGCCCACTCTTTAGAAGAGTAACCAGTACCATCAACCGTGCCAGTAATCTTTACAGCCCACTCCTGAGATGCACCTGATCCTGCTGTGTTTGATACTCCAGTACCACCAATAGACCAGGCCTTAGCTGAGTAGCCTTCTCCAGTTACGGCTTCGCCGTTAACCTTCTGAGCCCACGCCTCAGCTTCGTCTTCAGATCCTTGCGCGTCTGTAGCTGAGTTAGCTGCATTAGTCTCGCTAGTAGCTGCGTTGGTTTCGCTAGTAGCTGCGTTTGTAGCGCTCGTTGCCGCTGCTGTAGCGCTATTACCTGCTGCAGTAGCTTGTGCCGAGGCCGTAGCTGCAGATGCAGTAATTGAGTTTGCATAGTGCTTTGCAGAGTACTCAGTGCCGCCGGTAGTCTTTACTGCCCAATCCTGAGCGTCATCAGCGGAATCATCTGCGTTAGATGCTGAAGTCGCTGCAGCTGTGGCAGAGCCAGAGGCCGCTGTTGCGCTACCTGAAGACGCTGTTGCGCTGTTAGCCGCGTTTGTGGCGCTAGTTGCCGCATTCGCCTCGCTAGCCGCAGCGTCGTTTGCGGACTGTTGAGCAGCAGCAAGGTCAGCTGCGATTTGTGGAGTGATGCTTTGATAGTTAGCTTCTTCAGCTCCAAAGAAGGAGCCTGCCTGAGCCTTAGTTGTGGCGCCTGAAGCAGCAACACTATGTTCTGCATCGTTCAAGTTAGTTACGGTAGAAGGTTGAGCTGGTGTAGCCATTAGATTAGTCCTCCTGCGCTATAGTTAACTTGTACATTACCACCTTTAGCATTGCGCTTTTTATCTTCATCATTAAGTTCAGTGATCTCGTTCATGAACATTGTAGCGTACTTTTGAACTTGATCGTCTTCTTGTAAATAAGAAAATACTTCCGCCAAAGCACCCATCAATAGCACACGCTCGTTTTCGTCACGCAACCAGTGTGATACTTCATTACCTACAAAGTAAACCGTTTGTGCTGTGCCGACCGCCTGCGCGGCAGCAAGAGTATCATATGCCGTGGTTACTCCACCTAGCGTAACTAGATAAAGTGGCTGAGCGCCTGTAGTACCTTGTGTAGATTGCGTAAGCAGACCTGCTGTATGATTAGCGGCTGTTACGTTGTACGTGGCATCAAGTGCAGGCAACCGCTTATAGTAAAACAGTTCAACTGCAACTGGGCTACCTACGGCTCCCTCTTGTTGAAAGCCTGGTGAAAGTAAAATAGTAGTCCCTTGACGAGACCAATGAGGTCCAGAGACCTCGGCTTGATAATCGTTGTAAGTGCGAATATCTAGCTTTTCATTAAAAATCCGTGTAGTATTACCTGACGCGTCGACTTCTCTAATTTGGATAAATTCAATCAAATCAGCAGGAACCTTAAGCTCAGTACGACTATCGTTATACGTAGAAGAAGAGGTCGTAGCGGCAGTTAGAGCTGCGGAGCCATAAGTAACTGTTGCCTCGAGTGGTACGATTCTCAAATAACGATAAGCCTTGTCTGCAGCATATCTCAAACAATCTTTAATAATGTCGTCGTTAAGAACCTGTACGTCGCGGTTCGACCAATCACGGACTAATGAAACTAGTTGAGCGTGAGTTCTTGCCATAAGAACCTCCTAATTAAGTATTGATGAGAAGCTCTGGATACTCGGTCATAAGGATATAGCGCAGCCTTTTCATGTTTTTTGGATCTTTCATAAACATTGGATCGTGCAGATCTAGTTTATGATCTTGTAGCATTTTAAGCGCTACGATATCAGGAATGGTGGCAAGCTTTCTGTAGCCATCTTTACGATGTCCATAATATTCTTGCTTTTCACGCTCTTGCTTAGCGTGTTCGACATACTGAGAGATATCTTGCTCAGCTTGCCACTGTTCCGTTTTAAGATCAAAACCGGCTTTAATGCCTTCCTTTCCTACAGTAGCACTGTGGAACTTCATTTCTGTTTCTTTAGCCATGTCCTCTTAACTCCTTTAAGGTTTTTCTGTATAAGCCACAAATCGGCCAGATTTACCTATATAACCAAGACGCGCGCCTGTAGAGCCTACAGCCGTAGGGGCTGAGCCAGTTGCTACCGACGGTGTGCCGACTGACAGGTGAGTAATCTTATATCCACCATTAGTATCGTCAACCGTGCGCCATACACATGTTTCTGCGGGGTAAACGTTCCCGTTGTCTAGTTTAATTACTAGCATTGTTACCTCCAATAAAATCTTTACTTCGAGTAAGGCTTGTTGCGAGATGAACCACAACCAGCTACTTTACCACCTTTATTATAATAGCCTGCAACGTTACCGCCCATAGCCTTATAAGTGGCTTCGTCTCCGCCCTTCATAGGCTTTTTCATTTCTTGTTTCTTCATGTCTTTCTTTTTATCGTACATACTTATCTCCTGAAAAAATAAGGAGAGCCATAAAGACTCTCCTTAAAATTAAGCCTAGTTAAGGCCGTAGATAGCGCCACAACCAGATGGGTTGCGTACTTCCAGGGTTGACTCTTCAACCATCATGCCGACAGTCGAATCACCTTTCTGGCCTACGTCTACTTCCTGCAGCGGACGAAGAGTAGCAATGTTGAACCACATCGGATCATAAATCAGAGCCGAGAAGTTAGCTACATCAGTAGTCGCAGCAAGGTTAGCAGGAGTACCAGCAGAGTTCTGGAACTGAACGTTATTGGTCAGACCCATGACGTAGTTAGGAACTACCATCAGGTCACCAAAATCAGACATGTAAACGTCTACAGACTGACGCAGCTTACCTTCACCGTCGATATTACGACGTACACCAGTATCGCCAACCATCAGGTCAGAGAAGTCACGACGCAGCTTTGGAGAGACCATGATCTGAGTGGCTTTACCACCTTCTTCATAAATCTTCTGCATTACGCCATCAATGTCTGTCAGAGCCAGAGAGCCCTTAGTAGGAGCGGCAGTAGTAGTCAGCGAAGAACGGATCTTGCCTGTGCCGTCGCCAGTAGTAGCAGGAGCTGCCCACTGACCTACGTAGTTAACAGTTGTACCGTCGTTGATAAACGACTGGAAGCCACCAGCAGAACGGGCAGTATTACCCTGTACGCCTACAGCAGCAGACGTGTTGAACGAGTGGATCATATCATGCTCGATATCACGACGCATTTCAGTACCACGCTTCTTCAGCTGGTAAGCATACTCATCAGCAACGCCAGCCTGATCTACCGCGCGGCGAGTGCCGGATACAGCGATAGTCTTACCATTGATCTGAGTGTAGTTACCAAGACGAGTGCGATTAGGACCGCTTACAGCGAACTTTGCGCCGAGAGCAGGAGTTGCGCCAGTACCGCCGGAACCAGTCGCATCTGGCTCGATGTAGTCAGTACCTTCCGCAATACGCGAAGAGCCTGGAGCTTCAAGCTTGTCGGTCTGCCATTCGTGGTAGATCGCAGTAGCTTTAGTTTTGCCGATAGACGACATGAAGGGAGTTTCATCACGAGTAATCATCGTGATAAAGTCGGCAAGAGCCTCACGTTGTGAAACATCTTTACCAGAGGCGCGAGCTGGACCCTGAGGTCCACCAACGCCACGCACACCAAGAGTGCTAGCCATGATTAAGTACCTCCTTAAGGTATTTAAAGTTGATTTAAGGAGCGTTCAGCAAGAGTTTTTAGGTATGCCATTTGATCTTCACTTGAGGAATTAGGTTGCATCGCGCGATCACGTACAGTTTCAGCTTTTGCAGCTTGACGCTGTTTAG